TGGGGTAGAGGCATTCGCATCAGTCGATGCAGTGCGTAACTTCCAGAACCATCCGATACAGGAAGAACGATACCTGTCTACCTATGATGAAGGTGTGGAAACAATCGGCCCAGAAACTGAAACGGTTGACAGGACTGTGGATAAAACCAACTGGGGCTGGCCTACCGCTCCTGATGCAGAAGTAGACGAATATCACGTTAGGTACATTTAATGGCTTTAGTGGCGATGGAAAATGTTGGCGAGCTGGGTATCTGGAAGGATATGCCACCGTCGCTGTTGCCCCAAAACGCCTGGTCAGACGGAAACAACGTAAGGGCCTGGCACGGGTCGATTGAAAAGATCCCCGGATACGCCGAAGTGATGGCATCCTGCCCGGTTGCCCCCTACTACATTACTTACCTGGAGGCCGGGAGCAGTAAGTATTTTATTGTCGGTGGCACGGCAAAGATTTACGTCCACGATGGAACTTCCTGGACTAATATAACGAGGCAGACTGCCGGAAGCGATGTGGACTATTCCGCAACCGCAGCGGAGGGTTGGTCCTCTACCATTTTGGGCGGGATTCTCATCATGGTGAATCCGAACGATGATCCCCAGTTCTGGGCGCTTACATCAGGACTGCCTGTCACCTCGACAAAAATGGCAGATTTAACCAACTGGCCTGCCTCGACCGAATGCGCGGTGATGAGGTCGTTTAAGAGTTTCCTGGTATCGCTCAACGTCACCAAGTCGTCTGTCAATTATCCAACTCTGGTGAAATGGTCTACCGAAGCTGCGACACAAACAGTACCCAGCTCATGGAATGAAAGTTCTAGTACGAACGACTCGGGCGAGTACCCTTTGCTGGATGCCGCCGGGGAATTAATCCGCGACGGATTACAACTCGGTGACACATTCCAGATATACACCTCTGGGTCTGTATACCAGATGTCTTACGTTGGTACGCCATTTATTTTCTCATTCCGCAAGGTCGCCCCTGTCGGGATCATGGCAAAGAATTGCGTCTGCGAGTACCCAGGAGGGCATTTTATTCTGGGCGTTGACGACCTTTACACAAATGATGGACAGCGTGTGCTTCCCATTCTGCCATCTGAGCTGCGCGATTGGATGTTTAACATGATTGATGGTGAGGCTGCACAGCGATCATTCGTAGTCGCCGATCACGGCAGAAACGAAATACTGGCTTGTTTTGTGTCGGCAGATTCGTCCAACACGCAGGTGGACAGGGCCGTGGTTTTCAACTACATCACAAAAGCATTCACCACCCGTGATCTCCCACAGCTCTCCCACATCACCCCTGGTGTGGTGGATGACCCCACCGGGTTCACCACATGGACTGCGGCAGCGCCCACTTGGACCACAGCAGATGGTCGCTGGGCGATGAGTTTTGACAAGTTCGAGGATGCACTTGTTTTCGCCGCGCCAATCACCACGAAACTATTTCGGGACAGGTCAGGCAACCAAGAAGACACCACCGACATGACTGCATTCATTGAACGCACTGGTTTGGCGATGACCGCACAAGGCTCGCCAGACCAAACCACAGTGAAAAGAATAAAAGCCATTTGGCCGAAGATGGAAGTGCTCAATCAGGACACGGTCAGTATTTATGTGGGTACGCAAATGTCCACGGAAGAGGCCGTAAGTTGGAAAGGACCGTTTACCTTTAACCCCGATACCATGTCTAAAGTTTCGTGTCGTGCAACGGGGAAATTATACGGTGTGAAAATCGAAAGCACGGCAGACACCCATTGGAAACTTTCAGGGCTGGCGTTTGAAGTAGAGGACGCAGGCCGACGGGGCAGCCGTGGCTATAGCTGACAGTAAAAAATGGAAATCCGTAACCCGTTATCAGCCGGGTCCACCACCGACAAAGGTAGAGGATTTAGGAATTTATCTGACCAACGAGTTAAACCGATTAGGAGAGGTTGTTTTTAACTTATCGCAACTGAGATTGGAGGAGGCTTTTGCTGAACCAGACAAACCTAGAAACGGTCAACTCGCCTACGCTGATGGAACCTCCTGGGACCCTGGCAGCGGCGCGGGAATCTACTGGTTTGACGGCTCAAACTGGAACCAACTGTAGGGCATTTATTACTCGCCCAGATGAGGTTGAAGTTTTCTGGCCGCTTGTGGTGGACCACTTAAAAAAAGCCGTCCCGCACTCCGAAGGCGAGATGGAACCAGAGGATATGTTGCCCGAATTAATTAAGGGCGAGATGCAGCTCTGGTTCTCGGTTGAAGATCGTACTGTCACCGCAGCGATGGTGACGCAGATTATTCCGTACCCACGCAAGAAGGTTTTGAGAATCTTATCTATCGGTGGCGAAGGCATGGCGCGGTGGATGAAGCACTTTCCTATGGTTGAAGAATTCGCAAAGCAGACAGGCTGCTCCAGTATCGAGGCATGGGGCAGAAAAGGTTGGTTAAGGGCATTACCAGATTGGAAATGTTCATATCATATTTTGACAAAAGAGATTTAACATGGCAACAGCAGCACAGAAAGCTAAAGCTAAAAGAGATCGCACAGCAGCAGTGGCTGCGATGAAAGCAATCAAACAGAAGGGTTCCAAAGCGCATTTGCGAGCTATCGCAAAAGTTAAGCGTCTTGCAGCTATTATGAACGAGCCGACCCAGAGCGCAACTACTGCTGCGGATCACGCTGGCGCAAAAGTTAAGCGCGATGCCGCCGCCGAGCAGCGATCTGATGCAATCACAAAAATGAAGGCTGCATCTGGCGCTGATAAAGAAAAGTATCGTCTCCAGGCCCTAGCTGCCGCGTCAAAAATGACAGTGCAGGGTGACATCATGCGTGATGTAACCGGTCGTGCAAAAGGAGAGGGTACTACCCACATCGGGCCAGCTACAGAAGCTGCACGCGCCGAGCGCGTTCTTCCTGATCAGACTAATTGGCAGAAGGTCAACCAGGCGCTCAAGGACACTGGTATTGCCTGGTCGGATGCAGCTCAAGCCGCTATGTACAAAAAAATGTTTGGTACTGGCGACGATACTGATACTGATACTGATACTGATACTGATACTGATACTGATACTGATACTGATACTGATACTAATACTGATACTAATACTGATACTGATACTGATACTGATACTAATACTGATACTAATACTGATACTGATACTGATACTGATTCAGGTGACGATGGAGGCGGCGGTGGGAGCGGCGGAGGCGGCGATGGGCCTTATGTGCCAAAACCCAGCCCAGATCGTGAACCCAGTTTTGGATTGGAGAATTGGTGGGCCGACGAACAATATAATTACGCCGACTGGCTCAGTGAAGTGCAAGGTGGAGACGAACTGAACCAGTGGGACCCGATGGGTTCCGAGTGGACAGGTGGGCCGAACTTAATCCCGAAGGGAAAGTACGGTATGAAGCAGGGGCCGTCTTCTTACCTGGAGCAACGTGGGATTGGACACAACCTCGCATACAAGCCGTGGATGCCGACTGCCTGGTCACCATCTAGCGATGTCGATGAACCATACAAAGGGGTTCCTGGTAGTCGCTGGACAACGTATCGACAGTTGCAAGAAGACCAAGGGCTGACTAATAGTCGTCCAGAGGGTTACATTAACCCAATTTATGAGCTGCTTTACCACTATGGTGGGAAAAAGCCAGGGATTTCCGGTAGGGCAATCCCGCAAGTTGTACCCGGCGGTTGGAAACCACAAACACCTCCGGGTGGCCCAGCCGTCTATCCGCTTTCGCGAGTGCCGTTATTTCCAACAGGCAGATTGTCAGCTGGATACAAACCATCAGGTGGCGGCAATAACAATAACCCACCAGATGACGGCGGCAATAATCCACCAGGTGGTGGCACCAATGATCCGCTGTACGGCCCGTTGTTGTCTGCTTATAAAGGCATGGCAAGCGCCACCCCGGGTGGGATGTGGCGAATTACCGGCGACCCGGTAAAGGCCACCATCGCTGGCAACAAAACTTACCAGTTACCGCTCTCATTTTACGGCGGGGGTAATACAGCGCCTTTCCAAACAACTGCAACCCGCGCCGCAAATAGTGGCGGGTGGAACCCCAGCTTGAACACCTGGAATGTTGCCGGAAACAGTGAATTCAGCCCAGCAAATTTGCAGTTGGCGAACTGGACCGGTTCACAAGGCGCATATTCTGGCACTCCGAATTTTCAAGTCCAAGGTGGGTTGAACTTTTTAGGCAGCCCCAGCCACACGGACATTCAAGGCCAGCGTGTGCCGTTTCTGGCGCAGGAGTTTGGTGGTCCGGTCGGATCAACAACGCAAGGGCCGTTAGGCAGCGGCGCATTCACAAACTGGAGTCTGCCAGCGATGCGTGGGCTAATGGCAGGTGAGCCAACAGGAGATGTTGTCGGCTACAACTTCCCACAATATTACTATGACGATGGTGGTGGTGGGCGATGAGGACTAAATTATGAGCGGTGGTGGAACAAGAACGGAAACTGCGGAGCCTTGGGAAGCGCAGATCAAGCCGTTAAAATTTGGCTTTGGCGAAGCGCGAAAAATCTACGACGAAGGTGCGCCAAAATACTATTCGGGCCCCACGGTTGCGGGGTTTGACCCGAGTCAACAAGCGGCGCAGGCAGGCATTCTCGGCTACGCAATGGGGCCACGTGTCACAGGTATGCAGCGTGAAGCCGAAAACCAGCTTTTCGGGATGTACGATATTGCAAAACAAACCCCAGAATACGCAATGGGGCGCGGCAATGTAGCGCAAGGCTATGCCGACGATGCGGTGAAGGCAATAGCGCCGACCACCGCAGATATGATGTCCGGCCAGGTAAACATGGGCGAAGGATCACCCTACGCATCTATGATGGATGCGCTCGGCACTCAGACGATGAATCAACTGACCGGGAAGATACTCCCAGGTATCAGGCAGAACATTGTCCAGTATCAGCCGGGTGGTGGGTCACGCGGAGACATAGTGCAGGCCAACGCGATTGCCGCTGCCAATCAGCAGATGTTGAACAAGGCTGCTGAGATGTACGGTGGCGCTTACTCGCAGGCACAAGCGCAAAGATTACCCGCAGTACAACAGGCTTTAGGCGCTTACGGTCAAGCCTCAGACGCTGCAATAAGAGCAGGACAGTTGGGCCTCAGTGGTTTTGACCAGGCAGGCAGTTTGTCGACTGAGGCTTTTAACGCTTATCCCAGTCTGATGGGCGCACCAATTTCGATGTATCAGCAAATTCAGGATGTCGGAGACAAACGCCAAGCAATGTCACAGGCCGCTATCGACCAGGATGTCGCACGATATAATTATCAGTCGATGTCCGACCAAAATGCCTTGGCCGACTTCATGTCCATGATCTCGGGCGATTACGGTGGGAGTAAAACTGTACCTGGGCCGTCTGGTATGCAGACGCTTGGGCAGGTTGCGAGCATTGCCGGGTCGCTTGCACCTCTCGTGGCCGGCTTTTCTGACATTCGCATCAAGGAGAACATCGAGCCAGATGGAACCTGGCACGGACACAACGTCTATACCTACAACTTCAAGGGCCGCACTAACCGAAGTCGGGGCGTGATGGCCCAAGAGGTCGAGATTACCAGACCAGACGCGGTGTTTGAGATTGATGGCATCAAGCACGTCAATTACGGAGCGCTGTAATGTTCGGCCAATCTCTTTACCCTCCCGCCTCCTTTTTGCAGCAGCCCACGGTAAACAACAACATTTTTGGTGCTGGTGATGCCTTTGGCTACGACTCGACATTCAATACGGTTTCCCCTGGATACGGGCCGACTTATCCCGAAGACAAGGGGTTTGCCGAGGCATTGCGCGAGGCGCTGGAAGGCAATGAGCTTGCCCAGGGCTACGCTAAAGCCGACACCCCGTTTGGTCTTTCAAGCGCGAAGGTAGGCGGGAGGGTGCCGCGACCTGAGCCATTACAAATGCAGACCAGCGGTAGTTTGTTTGGTGGCTACAACCCGTATATCCAGAGGCGAACATAATGGCCTTATCGGCAAAAGAATTCAGAGTGGAAGAACGCAAGAAGATGCGGCTGCGAGCCGACATCGCAGCTAGACGGAATAGTCTGATGACGACGGGGTTCCCGCTCGCAGAATCAAACCCTAATAGGCAGGCCCAGTTCGTCCCAACTGCTCCTTTCGATAAACCAATCATAGGTGGTAGCGCCGCTGTGCCGGGTAGGGCAGCGGCTGATGCGAGTATTCGTCAAAATCAAGCCGACGTAGGTCAGCTGGCGGCATTTGCCCCCAATTTGGGTAGAAATCTTCCACAATCCCAGATGCTCAATAGGATGAATGAGAAGAGGATGGCCCATCAGGTCGCTTACAACAACACTATGCGGCCAAGTCGAATAAGGGATGAAAATGCGCGTAGACAACAAGCGGCATCTGCTAGAGGATTCTCCCAGGGGGCTTTAGATAGTCTTTACGAAGATGCGGTGGCAGCCCCACAAGCAACTCAACCCGTAGGCCAGCGCAACTACGGCCCCGGTCTAACCCCAGCGGCGGCAGAAGAACTTTACGGCCCCGGTGGGATGTACGGCACTCAGCCGCTCCAGCAGGGGATGACCGGTCCCGCCCCCCAAAAACGAATCAAGAGCGCTACTGATCATCTAGTCGACCAGATCAAAACGACGAAAAAGCGGGCGAATATCATTAGGGCTGCTGCTGGTGTTTTTGGTGGCAACCGGAAAGCGGCTGATCGGTACGAGGCTCGCAGACTGGCTGAGATCAACGAGTACGCTGGCCGCTACGCGCTGTCGAACCTCGATGATTCTGACTTCCAAAGTAAGCAAAAACTTTTCCGGGCGTTGCACAAGAATGGGATGCCGATAGATCAGATTCTCAATGTTATCCAGTCTGGTGTTGCCGATGTTCCAACAACTAAATTGAAGGATCAGCAGAAACAAGTCTTTGTAGATGCAGAGGGGGATGAACACGCTGGCAAAATAGCTTGGGACGGTAAAGGTGATTTGAGGTATCTGAAAAGGGACGGAACCGCAGCCCCAGATGATTGGGTTCCGCGCCAGGCTTCATCGACCAACATCAACCTCCCTGGCCCTGAAAAACCTGACCCAGCGATAAAG